GGTTGCGTTCTCCCACACCGGGATCAAAGATGTGCCAACGTTGTTATTAAAGGCAAAAATGTTGACCTGTGACGCCCCATCGACCTTGCCGCGAGCGACCTGTAGCGCCCAAGGCGAAGCCAGCGTCGATTGGCTAGAGGGAATGTTTGGGAAAGACGTAATCATGTCGCCGCGCCCCCGCTTGCCGTAATCGTCAAGCCAGTAGTTGAGCCTTTAACTTGCAAAGTGCTATTTGCAGGCATGATTTGTGTGCCTGTCCATTGCAATGTGCTGTAAGCGGGGATAGGCAAATTAAAAAACAGTGAGTTTGACGCGGTTGGCGATGCCGCTGAAGGGACGATGGAAACGTACAAATTTACCGTTGCGCTGGTGGTGTTGCAGACATCCATGTCCTTAAGATAAGTGGATGTGCTTACTGGTACGGTGTAGATCGCCGCGTAAGACGCAGTAATTGCTGCTTGCCCAAGTTGGATCGGGGTAATCATGTGTGCATACTCAACCAAGTCAGCGTGTCATCTTGCGCCGTAGTGATGAAGTATTCGTAGCTTGCTTCTAACGGCGGCGGGCCAACTTGCACATCAGCCAACGAAATGTTGTTTTCGCCCGAGCCGGTAAGAGTGTACAAACTCAGAAAAAATTGATACCACTCCCGAGAAACAAAGCCGGTTTTGGCGTCAATAAAGGGAATCCTTGGCGGGGTAATGTTAGTGTAGTTAGCCATTGGTCGAACTCAACTGAAGTTCTGCGCCAACAATGGCAATCTTTACCGGGTCAGTGCCGCTGATTTCGTAAACCCGATCTCGCAACTTGGTCGTCATGCCAAGTCTGCGCCAAATTGCTCGATAACCGTACTCACCAATCTTACCCATTGAGCGCCATTGCTCATAAGACCAAGTGTGTCCACCATCGTCAGACCAACGCAGCATGACTTGGGGGTTAGCCCCTTGTACCGGCGGTGAAAGTGGTGCAGCTTCAGTGATCAGATCGTTGCCGTTTTCAAGCATAAGCGCTTCTGAAGCCTCGGTATCAATTGTGTCGTACAGGTTTGGGTCAAACAGGTCAAGACCGTTTAAGCCCACACCTGTTTCGCAATCGAGTTGCAAAGCATGTTGCGCAGTGCGTTTTAAGTTGTTTTGACCAGTGTCAAGCGCTCGCCAAGTTCGCAACCATTTTTGAGTTACGTTATTGTCCGCGTACACATCTAGATCAAAACTGTAGACGTTGCCGTTTTGAAAATCGCCAACTAACGTTAAACCGTTGTAGAACGCTTGGCAGTTGCTACGGTGGCGCACGAACTGGTCATCCGTCCAACCTGCCCGTTCGTGCCATGCCCCGGTCAATACGTCGTAGACCCAAGTGGCATTTGCGGTCGGAAAAGTTAGGACGTAAAAAATGTGGCCGTCTTGCTGGTAGGTGTAGCCAATCGCATCGGAAATCGTAGAATACTTTTGAATTTGCCACTCAACGGCATGAGTGCTTATACGCGCCCCATTGTAGCCTTGTGACCTGTAGACAATACCTTTGCCTCGATCGTCACTACCGAGCCAAAAAACTCCATTGTCTGCTTTGGCGACCGAATAAGTAGCCGCGCAGCCAATTTCATTAAACGCTCCGTTGATGCGGCTTAACGGAAAATCTATGCCGCCGCTGTTGTACCAAACTTCAACAGATTGCTCCCCAAACAACCAGACTTCTCTATGGTCGGCAATAACGGAAACCAAATTATCTGGTGACCCTTCGGCGCTTGCAAAATCAAGCGGGTCAACCGACAGCCCGTCGTAAATGGCCGTAACCCAAAATCTCTGCGAGTTAGGCTCAGTGAACACAAAATAGCCGTCAAGGAATGTGACTACCTGCGCTCCGGGAAAGTCTCCGTCAGTAATCTGCGCAAACACCAACGTGGTGAAGTTGTAGATGTAGCTTGGTCCGTTGCACGCAACGAATAGCTGAGCGCCATTGTTTGACATTGACACTGGCCCGGTGCCAGCGATGGTGCCCAAAGTAGTGACTGTGTAGCTAGAATCGACCCGGTACAACGTCGTACCGGATGCGACATACAAATAAGATGCGTGGCGCAGCATCCCCCTAATTGGGCCGGCACCAACAACAACGCGCAGCGTCAAACCCGGAGCGCGACTTAGAAACCCTGCTTCTTTCCCGCCCTCGGGAACCGCTTCGGGAAACAAGTTGACCATCCGGTTGTCCGCAGCATTGACGCTGCGGGCAACGTAACTTGCCCCAAGAATCGGGGTCTTCATTAGTAGTTGCCAGCGTAGACGTTGAAGCGTTGGCGTGTGCCAGTCATGCTGTACGGCAGCGCCAAGATGTCGTCAGGATTGTTGATCCGTTTCAAATTGCGTTTGCTGGTCATTGCAATTCGGCTAACTGTAGGTGGTGGCTCAACACCAAACTCAGGCGCAAACTCACACGCTAAGTTGTACCGGAAGGCTCGCAGATACCCCGGCGGGAACGACAGTGTGGTGGACAGGCTTGCGGGTTGCGTAATCTCAGTGACCGAAATGAAGTGCCACTCAAGATCGCGGATCGGCACCGGATAGACGTACATGTCGATATCCGGCATGTCCATGTTGATCCACATGATCTGCGGGTAGGTGCTGGTGACCGTCTTGACCGCGATGCCGTTGTACTGTTGCTGGTTGACCTGTTTGACCCCATACGACACGTTTGTCGCGGGGTCGCGGAAGTAGGTGGAATCTTCCAACCGCACTGGGCGATTGCCTACAAAATCACCAGTCGGGCCTAACGTGCGGCTGCGCTGATTGGCAGGCCAAGTAAATATTTGGTCTTGCGTGGAGTAGATTGAAAGCCTCTCGGTGTTCCAAGAATCAATCATCTGATTCAACGCCGACAAAGCGTCTTCTGCTGTAGCCGCAGAAGGTACTTCGCCTTCAGCAAGCTGACCAATTAACCGCAACGCCCCGTAAATTTGATCCGCAGCGGTTGTCATTTCATGCTCCTCTATCTTTACAAGGGCCGAAGCCCTTGTAAATTACGCAACGGTGTAGATCAAATTGTAGACCGGAAACGTCACCGTGTTAGCAAGAGTTCCCGTTACGGCTGCGCGAGCGCGAATGCGATCCCCGGCGGCAACAACCAAATTAGCTGCCGTGCCGTTAAGCGTTAGGTTCCGCAAAGCGTTGGCAGTAAGTGCCGTACCACCAGTTGTTTTGGTTGTGTTGGCGTCCGTAGCGGCAAGCATAGCTGCCGAGCCGGAACCAGTATTTCCCAAATTGGTGAGGCTAAAAGTGATGTAGTTTGTGTCGCTAGCAGCAAGAGCGTCTGTGCCTGAAAAACGCGCAGAAGTCAAAACTCCGGCAGCATCTGCGATCACATACACATCGCTGTTGCCAGTAGTGGCGATTGTTGCGCCTTGCATCATTTCTGAAAAACCGCTGGCGACGTTGGAAGCAATTTTTGACGTTGAGTCAATAACTGCGCCCGTAATCGTAGTGCCTGCCGTCAATTCAGGATCGCTAAACGCAACACCAACTGATTTGGTGTTTGGCATAATTGTTCCTTTTAAGGTTAGGGGGCCGAAGCCCCCTGTATTGCGTCAGGCTACGCGGTACAAAGTCCATGCACCAGCCGCTGACTTGCGAGCAACAAGTTGCGCGCCGGTCGTGACGGGGATGGTCATGGTAAGTGAACCCGAGACTGTCCAACCAGTATTTGTCGTAATGACGGCAGTACCGGAAGAAGTACCAAGGTTAACTACACGAAAACTAAACGTAGTGCCAACCCGATCAGAATTGATCAGCGTAGCTTCCAGATCCGCAACTGTCGGCAGCGTGTAAGCCACTGAAGCAGTAATACCGCTGTTAGCCAAAATCAGACCGTTCAGAACTTGTGCAGCGGTCAGGGTTGCAGCGGTAGTAATCGAAACAGGAACGTCAATCAAGTCGATAAGCGGGTCGTTGATGTTGCCATCACCGACTTGATAACCACCAGCGCCGTTTGGGAGTGCCATAATTAAAAGTCCTTTCAGTGTTCAGTTTAAGAGGCATTAGCCCCAAATACGGCAAGCCATTTGCGGACGAATGGTGCTAAAGCCATAAAGGACATCGATCCTGCAAGGCAGACGGTCATTGTTGATGTCGTACTGGCGAACAATACGCATCGAAATGCCGTTGTGAACTTGACGCGAGGCCATGTCCACACCCTGAGGCATCAGCAGGTCAGCGGTAGCGAAGGTGATCGCGTCCTTGTGGTACACAAGGTTCTGCGGGTACTGAGTCCCGGAATTGCCAAGCATGGTAATTACAGCGGTAGCCTGCGGGAACGAATTGACCGTAGCCAGTGCTGAAGCCGAG